CCCGGTCCCAGCTCGGAAAACGCGCGCTAGGTGTGACGCCGGATTTTGGCTTTGCGCCCTTCGCGCTGACCTGGGCTGACGTTGAAACGCCCCGTTATGTACCGCCCGGGAACGTACCCGTTAAGGGGGTCTGAAGCTCCGTTAGGGGGTGCCATGAGTCGCGCAAAGAACCCTGAGCTGAAGACAGGGAACGCGAATGGTGCCGCTGACGTTGAGCCGGCCCCGGTCGTGTACGAGGGTCGTGCGCCCCGTGTGCCTTCCCACCTGGGACCGACGGGCAAGGACGTATGGCGGAACGTGTGGTCTGCCGGTATGGGCGCGTTCAGCCCGGAGACGGACCGCAACCTGATCACGCGGTATTGCGAACTCCACGACCGACGTGACGCGCTCTTGGCTGAGGTGACACGAGACGGGCTGACCCAGGAAGGCAGTACGGGTCAGATCGTCGCTCACCCGCTCTTGCGCTACGTGGAGTCCACGGAGAAGGAACTTCGAACGATCGAATCGGCGATTGGGTTCACGCCTGAAGCCCGCATGCGCCTGGGGCTCGTGGCCGCTGAAGCGCGGAAGGTGGCTGCGGGTCCGGAAGACTTTTAGGGGGTGCCGTGGCGAAGTGGGATGGAATTGACCCCGTCATCGCGCGGCACATTCCGAAGGATGCGGAAACCCCTTCTGAGGGTTACCGGGTAGCGAAGTGGATTGAAGAATTTTGCTACCTGACTGGGTCGTTCGCCGGCCAGAAGTTCAGGCTTCTGCCGTGGCAGCGCTCACTACTCGTGGACGCGTACGAGCTGACTCAGGACACCTTCGGCCGTTGGCGCCGGAAGCATCGCACGGTTGTCGTGTGCGTGGCGCGCAAGAACGGCAAGTCCACCATTGCCGCAGCGATCATGCTGTACCACCTGATCGCGGATCGGGCGGACGCTCAGCGTCAGATCATCGCTGCCGCCAACGACCGTAATCAGGCTCGTATGGTGTTCGACTCCGCGAAGCAAATGGTCAACGCTTCCCCGAAGCTTGCGTCTGTCTGCGACGTGCAGCGCGACGTGATCCGGTACAAGGACAACACCTATCGCGTGGTGAGCGCGGACGCGGGCAGGCAACAGGGTCTCAACCCTGCCGCTGTCTCCCTTGATGAGTACGCGTTCAGCAAGCACAGCGACTTGTTCGACGCGCTCACGCTGGGTTCCGCTGCCCGTAACCAACCGATGTTCCTGATCATCTCTACGGCCGGACCGGACCCCGATGGACCCTTTGCCGCACTGTGTGAACAGGGTGAGCGGGTCAACTCCGGGGAAGCCGACGACCCGACGTTGTTCTATCGCTCGTGGGGTCCGAAGCTGGGCGAGACGGTTGATCACCTTGACCCTGAAGTCTGGGCAGCGTGTAACCCGTCGTACGAGATCTTGAACCCGGACGACTTCAAGGCGGCAGCGCAGCGGAGTACGGAAGCGTCCTTCCGCATCTATCGACTGAGTCAGTTCGTGCGTGGTGCGTCCACGTGGTTGCCCCATGGGTTGTGGGACTCGTTGGCCACTGAGGCTGACGGGCTTGAGCCTGGGGACGAAGTGGTTCTTGGGTTCGATGGCTCGTGGAAGGGAGACAGCACAGCCCTTGTGGCGTGCCGCCTCCACGACCTTCGCGTGTTCGTGCTTGGCCACTGGGAAGCCCCGGCGGACGACGTCCATTGGCGTGTGCCCATGGCGGACGTACGCGACGCGCTACACGAGTCGCTGGACGTGTACCGGGTGCGGAACCTTGTCGCTGACCCGTACCGCTGGGAAGAGACGTTGGACAACCTTGAGGCTGACGGCTTCCCGGTTGAAGCGTTCCCCACGAACTCACTGAAGCGCATGGTGCCTGCCACTCAGGCTGTGTACGACGCGTGCCGTGATGGCCGGCTGAGCCACGACGGCAACCCTTCGTTGGCTCGACACATCGGTAACGCCGTACTCCGTGAGGACAAGAACGGGGCGCGCATCACGAAGGAACATGCTTCGTCGCGCCGAAAGATTGACCTTGCGATTGCCATGATCCTTGCCGTCCACGGCGCCGTGATGTGGCGCGAAGACAACGGCTCATTCATCAACTCAGCGATTGTCGCCACGTGGGACGGCGACGACGGGCAGGTGTTCACGTCGGGACTCCCCGGGGATGACGCGCTCTTCGCTGACATCTGAACCTACTCACCGTGAGTAGGTTCCCAATCCGCTGAAGGGGGCACTGTGGGCTTCTGGTCTGCACTCTTCGGGCGGGGGCAGTCTTCGGCGCTTGAAGGCCGCGCGTGGGAACCGTACGACCCGGACCTTTACGGGGGCTTCAACCTTGCGGCAAGTGGCGAACGAGTCACGCCGCACGAAGCTCTTCAGGTGTCCGCCGTGTTCGGTTGCGTGCGGCTTCTGTCGGAGACGATTGCCACGCTGCCGCTGACAGCATTCAGCAAGCGTGGTAAGGCGCGGCGAGAGATCGTGGCGCCCGACTGGATTGACTACCCGAACGCCGAACCGGGCGGCATGGGGCGGATTGACATTCTGTCCCAGACGGTTCTATCGCTTCTCCTTCAGGGGAACGCGTTCCTTGCTGTCCGGTGGCAGGGTCCGAACATCGTTGGTCTTGATGTTCTCGACCCGACGAAGATCAAGGTTCACATGGTTCAGCTTGAACCGAATGGTGTGCGCCGGAAGGTCTTTGAAGCGTTCGACGTGGACGCCGACGGCAACGAAGTGTTGCTTGGTTGGTTCACGCCGCGCGACGTGTTGCACATTCCCGGGATGATGCTTCCCGGTGAGTTCGTCGGGTGCTCCCCGATTACGTACGCGCGTGAGTCCATCGGGCTTGCCCTTGCCTCACAGAAGTACGGTTCCAAGTTCTTCGCCAACGGCGCCATGCCTGGGGCTGTGGTTGAAGTCCCCGGGACCATGAGCGAAGAAGGTTTGTCGCGTGCGCGTGAAGCGTGGCGCGCTGCGAACTCCGGCGTGGACAACGCGCATCGGGTTGCGCTTCTCACTGAAGGTGCGAAGTTCAGCAAGGTCGCCATGTCGCCGGACGAAGCACAGTTCCTTCAGACCCGTCAGTTTCAGGTTCCGGAAATCGCGCGCATCTTTGGCGTGCCCCCGCACCTGATCTCTGACGCAACCAACTCCACTTCGTGGGGCTCCGGTCTGGCCGAACAGAACATTGCCTTCACGATGTTCAGCCTTCGCCCGTGGCTTGAGCGCATTGAGTCGGGATTCAACCGGCTGATCTTCGCTGAGACGGCGGACCGCTTCCGCTTCGTCAAGTTCGACTTGGACGAGATCAAGCGCGGGGCTCCGAAGGAACGCATGGAGCTGTGGTCACTGGGGCTTCAGAACGGCATTTACAGCATTGACGAAGTGCGCGCCGCTGAAGACCTTCCGCCCCTGCCCGATGGGTTGGGCGAGACGTACCGCGTGCCGCTGAACCTGGGCGACGTGAGTGCGGAAGACAAGCCCGCTGTGGAGCCTGCCCCAACTCCCCCGGCCATCGAGCCACCCAAGCCGGACGCCAACGCGCCGGCGGACGACGGGACACCACCTAATGACGGAAACGCGTGAACTGCGCGTAGCCGTTGGACACCTTGAAGAGCGCTCGTCTGGTGACGGGCGCATTTCTATGCGCGGGTACGCGTACCGGTTCAACGAACTGAGTCACGACCTGGGCGGCTTCCGGGAACGCATTGTTCCTGGGGCAGGTGCTCCGGCGCTACGGCAGAACGATGTGTACGCCACCTTCAACCACAACGCTTCGGCTCTTCTCGGCCGGTCGTCTTCCGGGACGCTCCGCACGGGTGAAGACCGCGAAGGCGGTTGGTACGAGGTTGATCTACCCGACACGACAGTTGGTCGGGACGTCGCTGAGCTTCTGAAGCGCGGTGACCTCAAGGGTTCGTCCTTCACGTTCCGCGTCCTTGACGGCGGACAGCGTAGGGCGGAAAGCGACGACACGGAGACGGGTCTTCCGATTCGGGAGATCACGGCCATGGACGTCGTGGAGTTGGGGCCGGTCACGAACCCGGCGTACCCGACCACTCAGGCAGCGCTTCGCTCGATCACTGAGGCGCTGTCCATTGGGGAGTTCGCGCCCCCTACCGAAGAGCGCGATTCCCAGCCGGCGGACGTTGTCCCGGCTTCTCACCCTGCCGCGCGTGCACTGTTCCGCGCGCTTACTAAGTAAGGAGTGTCCGCATGGACGCGACTACCCTGAGCGCCAACTTTGAGGCGCGCGAGCGTGCGACCAACGAGCTTCGGACGCTGACCGACGAGTTCGCCGGCAAGCCCATGGACGGCGACGCGACCGCGAAGGAAGAGCGGCTTCTCTCCGCCATTCAGGACTTTGACGGCCGGATCAAGCGCGGCATTGAGGCCATCAAGGCGACGGACGCTGTCACTTCCCTTCTCGCTGGTCTGCCCGGTTCGGCCGTTGCTGACGGCGCCGGTACTCGTTCCGCTGACCGTTCGGACGCTGACATTCTGCGGTCGCTCGCGCCGAACGAGGGTGCGGAGTTCCGTGCGCAGCTCGACAAGACGGCAGGCGCCAACGCGCTTACCCGCTCCCTTTACGATCAGCTCATCGCTCAGGCTGTGAACCGGTCCACGATCATGCGCGCGGGTGCGACCGTGTTCAACACGTCGGACGGCAACCCGCTCGACTTCACCGTTGTCACGGGTCGTTCCACTGCCGCGATCGTTGCTGAGAACGGCACCGTGGGTGAGTCGTACCCGACGACGACTCAGCGGAGCATGGGCGCGTTCAAGTACGGCTACGCGTCGACCGTGTCTTACGAGTTCGCCACGGATCAGGTTCTTGACCTTGTCGGCTTCCTCGTTGGTGACGCGGGTCCGGCCATCGGTGACGCCATGGGTCGCCACTTCCTTACGGGTACCGGTACCGGTCAGCCGAAGGGCATCATCCTTGACGGCAGCGCGGCCACGGCTACCTTCTCCGCTGCCGCTGCGCCTACCTCGGTTCAGTCGGACGCGCTGATTGACCTGTCGTACGAGCTGAAGTCGGCGTACCGGTCGAATGCTACCTACGTGACGTCCGACAAGAACGCCGGAAAGCTGCGGAAGCTGAAGGACACGACCGGCAACTACCTGTACCAGCCTGCCCTTACGGCGGGTTCTCAGGACATGTTCAACGGCCGTCCGATCGTTTCCGACGACGGCATTCCGGATGACAAGATCCTGTTCGGTGACCTGAGCAAGTACCGGGTCCGCTTTGCGGGTGCGCTGCGCGTCGACCGTTCGGTTGATGCCAAGTTCACTTCTGACCAGATCGTGTACCGGTTCCTTCAGCGCGCGGACGGTCTTCTGATTGACCAGACGGCCGTCAAGGTCATGACCATTGGCGCCTGATCCAACCTAGTGAAGTGGGGAACCTACTCACGGTGAGTGGGTTCCCCCTTCCTGCCCTGGGGGGCTCATGCCTTACGCAACGATTGACGAGTTGCGCAAGCTTGACGGGTTGGACGACGTGGCGTTGTTCACGGATGAGCTTCTGTCCGAAGCCATCGACTTCTCCGTTGAGACGGTTGAGGTCTACTGCGGGCAGCGCTGGGACACCGTGGACAACCCGACGCCGGAAACCATCCGTTGGTGCGTGCGCACTCTCGCGCGGCAATACGTGCTCGACCACGTGTCGCGCATTCCAGACCGGGCGCTTCAGCTTCAATCGGAGTTCGGTTCGATTCAGCTTGCGCAAGCCGGCGGACAGTGGCGCCCGACGTCGCTGCCTGAGGTGAACTCAAAGCTGAACCTGTACCGCGTGCGCCTGCCGTTCATCTTCATGTAAGGGGCGGACGTGGCGCTGATCTTTGACGCGAAGGTTGCACTGTTCGGACGGCTTCAGGCTTCTGTGCCTGCCGGAGTTCAGTGCACTTTCGCGGAGACGGGCGACAACTCCCGTAGAAAACAAGTGTGGTTGGGGTCGACCACTGACGACGACCTTGTGTCCGCAGCGATGCGCGCCGGAGCGAAGCCGACGAACGTCACGGGTTACGTGGAAGTCCACGCTGTGGTGATCACACCCGGCAAGCCCATGGACGCTGAGCGCGCCGTGTACGAGATTCGCGACGGCGTGAAGGACGCGTGCCTTGCGCTGAACGGCGACCTTCCGTCCGTGCCTGGGCTTCTGGACGTCCGCGCGGAGTCGGCAACGGTCGAAACCATCGAGACGACTGACGGCGCGTACAGCGCGCTAACCCTTCGCGTCCGGGTTCGTGGGCGCGTCTATCAGTAAGGGGGCGCACGCATGGCGCTTGACGCAAGCATTGGCATTGGCAAGGAAGCCACGTACGGCACGCTGTCCGGCGTTGTTGAGGGGTACGAGGGACACGCCGACTCGTGGAAGACGTCGCGTGAGTTCATTGAGTCTGTCGGCTTCCGGGCAGGCATGCAGACGGCACGAGCTGACCGACGCAACATCGTGAACATGGGCGGTGAAGGTGAGCTTGAGGTGGATCTACTCGACGCCGGCGCGGGTTCCCTTCTGACGGCAGCGTTCGACAAGGTCACGGTGACCGACGCGGCAGGCGTGAAGACGACGGTCCTTGAGACTTCGGACGTCTCCCAGGCGCCTTCGTTCTCGGCTCAGATGGTTCGCCCGGGTACGGACGGCACGAAGGTTGCGTATAAGCACCTGGGCTGTGTCGCAACTCAGTGGTCGCTTACCGCTGAGGTTGAGTCAGCTGTGACGCTGTCCGTCTCGTTCGACTTTCAGGACGTCACGAACACGAGCACGCCCGGTCAGATCGTGGCGCCCACGTACCCGCTTGAGGCGTACCCGTACGACTGGACCCGGACCGCTGTGGAGCTGAAGCGCGGCGGCAGCGTGGTCGCGTTCGACACCACGAAGCTTGAGCTGTCTGGTGACCTGGGCATGAAGGTTGACCGTCGGTTCCTTCGCGGCAACGAGCTGAAGAAGAAGCCGATCCGGAACGCTGTCCCGACGTACGAAGGCACGCTTGAGGGTGAGTTCAACGCCGCTTCCCAGGGGCTTTACGAAGCCTTCGTTGCGGGTGAGATTTGCGCCCTGAAGGTGTCGCTGACCGGCATTATGCCGGGTACGTCGCTGACCATTGAGGCTCCGGCCGTTCAGTTCACGGGCGAGTCTCCTGAGGCTGCGACCGACGAAGTCACGGTTCACAACCTGCCCTTCCGTGTGCTGGACCCGGGCGACGGTACTTCGGCAGTCAAGGTCACGTACGTGGAGCCGGGGACGGACGCCGGCTAATGGCTCAGCGGTCCGCGTACACGATTCGTGTTGACGGGCTTCGTGAGCTTCAGCGCAATGTGCGCGCCCTGAAGGACAAGGAACTGAACAAGGAAGTCCGCGCGGCCAACAAGGCTTCTGCGGAAATCCTTCTGCCTCAGGCTGTGCATGAAAGCCCGGACGGTCATCGCGATGCTAAGTCGAGCAAGCGTTACCGTCCGGGCAAGCTCGACAAGTCCATAAAGATCACGGCGTCCGTGAAGGGTGCCGTCATCAAAGCAGGTTCGGCGTCACGGGTCCCGTACGCCGCCGCAATTCACTTCGGTTTCCACAAGCGGAACATCCGCCCGAACCGATTCCTGTTCCGCGCCATGGCTCGCAAGTCCAGTCAGGTTGCGGCCACGTACGAGCGCCGTATTTACGCCGTCGTCCAACGCTACTTGGAGAGTAACCGTGCCGGTTAAGAAGCCCGTTCCCGCTGCCCCGACTGACATGCCCGACGTCCTTGACCTCAAGGTTGAGACGCTGACCATTGACGAGATTGACGCCATTGAAGAGATCACGGGTCAGCCGCTCGACGCGCTGAACAAGCCTGGGCAGAAGCGCGCTCCGATGCTGAAGGCCATGGCGTACGTGGTCATGAAGCGCAAGCACCCGGACTTCACCATTGAGGACGCTGGGGCGCTGAAGATCAACCTGAAGGGCAAGGCGAAGCCGGACCCTACCGCAGCCAACGCGTGATTGCGTGCGCGCGCCTGATCGCTCACTTCCGTGGGCTGACGTGGTCGGACGTGCGCGCCATGCAACTACAGGACTTCAACGCGTTGGTTGAACAGATGGCTGAAGACATGGACGAAGAGCGCAAGGACATGAAGCGCGCTCAGCGTGGCGGACGTGGTGGGGGCAGTGCCGCCCAGGGGGAACGTCGCACGCCCGTAATGACGTAGGGGGTGCGCTGTGGCTAGACCCATTCAGATCACGATCATGGGTGACGCCGACCAACTGAACGCCACGTTGGACGAAGCGTCAGACAACATCAGTGCCTTCGGGGAGCACGCCGGAGCCCTTGCCGCTGTGGCAGGTGGCGCCATTGCTGCCGGTATCGGGGCGGGGCTGTACGAAGCATTGAGTCAGGGTGCGGACAACGACCTGTTGGCCGCACAGTTGGGCGCGTCTCCCGCTGAGGCGAAGAGCCTGGGGCAGGCGGCAGGCGCCGTGTACGCGGACGGTTACGGCGAATCCGTGGCGGACGCGAACGACGCGCTGAAGAGTCTGTGGCAACAGGGGCTTGTGCCGGCCGGAGCCACAGCCGACGAAATGTCGAACATTTCGAAACAGGCTATGGACGTCGCGTCGGTCCTGGGTGACGAAGTCGGTCCTACGGCGAACGCTGTGGGGCAGATGCTCAAGACCGGCATGGCGAAGAACGCCCAAGAGGCTTTCGACATTCTGACCCGTGGCGCCCAGACCGGCGGCAACAAAGCCGAAGACCTGTTGGACACGTTCAACGAATACTCAACTTCGTTCCGCACCATGGGGCTTGACGGCAAGACCGCAATGGGTCTGATCACCCAGGGTCTTCAGGGTGGCGCCCGTGACGCCGATCAGGTGTCGGACGCTATCAAGGAATTCAGCCTTGTCGCGTCCCAGGGTGGCGCGGCCACTGAAGCCGTGTTCAAGTCCATTGGGCTGAACGGTAAGCAGATCACGGCTGACGTTGCTGCGGGTGGCGACAAGGCCAAGGGTGCCATGGACAAGGTGCTTGACGCGCTGCGGCAAATGCCCGCGTCTGCTGACAGGGCAAGTGCAGTCAAGAGCCTGTTTGGTGGACCGGGTGAAGACCTGGGCGCCGCACTCTTCTCCCTGAACGTCGACAAGGCAGCGGACTCGTTGGGCAAGGTGGACGGCGCGGCGAAGAAAGCCGGCGACACCATGCACGACAACGCCGCGAACAAGGTGAAAGCCTTCACGCGGTCGCTTCAACAGGGCGTGGTGGACTTCCTTGGAACGTCTGTCGTTCCCGCTGTGGAGGCTCTTGCGAGCAAGCTGAGTGGTGTCGGTACTGCCATCACGACGACGGCAGGGTTCATCTCTCAGCACAGTACGACGTTCGGCATTATCGCCGGAGTGATCACGACACTGATTCTGCCCGCGCTCATTCAGTGGGGCATTCAGCAAGCGATCACAGCCGGCCAAGTCGTCTTGGGGTGGATCACGACGGCGACAGCTTCAGTGACGTCAGCGGCAACTCAGGTGGCGGCTTCGTGGTCGACCATTGCGGGATGGATCGCGGCGGCAGCACGAGCCGTGATATCCGGCGCCGTCATTGTGGGCACGTGGATTCTCATGGGCGTTCAGTCCATGATTCAGGCTGCGCGTATGGCTGCGGCGTGGCTTATCGCCATGGGTCCGATCGGGCTTCTGATCGCTGCCATCATCGGGCTTGTCGTGTTGATCGTGGCCAACTGGGACACGATCGTTGCGTACACGAAGAAAGTCTTCCAGTGGATTTGGGATTGGGTCAAGAAGATCTTCGGGTGGCTGAAGGACTTGTTCCTGAACTTCACCGGACCGGGTCTCTTGATCAAGCATTGGGACAAGATTTGGGGCGCCACGAAGTCCACGTTCAACAACGTGAAGAACTTCGCGAAGGACGCGCTGAACGCTGTGGTTCAGTTCGTCACCGGTCTGCCTGGGCGCATCCTTTCGGCGGGTTCCAAGTTGCTCAGCGCCGGCAAGTCCATCGGTGGCTACGTCATTGACGGGATCAAGAACGGGCTTTCCAAGCTGGGCGGCTTCGCGTCGTCGCTTGCGTCCGCTGTCGGGCGTGCCGCGAAGGGTGCGATCAACGGCGTGATTGACCTGTTGAACTGGGCCATCCCGAACAAGCTGGGTTGGGGCAAGCTGAGCATTGACCTTCCCGACAACCCGATTCCGAAGATTCGCGCCATGGGTGGACCGGCTTCCGGTCTGACTCGCGTCGGTGAGCGCGGACCTGAGTGGGTGAACCTGCCGACGGGTTCCACGGTGCTGCCCAACCATGCCCAGGTTGGCAACGGCGGAGTCACGGTCAACGTCCAGACGAACGCCGATCCGTGGCTGATCGGTCGCGAAGTGGCCTGGGCGCTCCGCACCAACCCGGCGTGAACCCACTCACCGTGAGTAGGTTCGTCAGCCCCTCAGTGACACGCACTGGGGGGCTTCTTCATGGACGGAAGGAGTCCCCCAGTGGCAGCGCTGAACGATTGGACGTGTGAGTACCGGGGGCTTGTGATGGGGGAACCGGACTCCGCCATATCCATTGTCGGCGTGGACGGGCTTCTGTCGCTGCCGGACGTGCGCTCTTCGGACCTAACCCTTGTCCAGCGCAATGGGCTGTGGGCAGGCACGGACTACCTGAACGGGCGCACGGTCACGATGACGCTTGAGGTCTACGGGCAGAACCGTGACGACTTCACGGGGGCGCTGAACGACCTTCAGGCGGCACTCATGCCGGGTTACGACGAGTCGCCGTTTCGGTTCCGGTTCCCGGGCGCAGCGGCAGACCAGACGGCTTACGTCATGGCTCGTGTCCGGAAGCGGTCCGCGCCCCTTGATCTGAACTTCGCGTACCTGACTTGCAACATGGCCGTTGAGTTGTTCTCGACGTCGCCGTACATCAACGGGGACGCTCCGCGCACGGTGCTCGTGAAGAGCCTGAAGCGCAGCGTTTCACCGACGGGCTTCGTTCCGCCGGCTGTGGTCCCGTGGCAGATCAGGTCTCAGGGCAGTCCGGAGGAAGACCCGGTATCGCGCTTCACCCAGTACGGCAGTGTTCCGGCGCTGCCCACGATTGCCGTTACGAACGCCGCGTACCCGACCCTGATTGATGACGTCACGGGTCTGTGGTTCTCAGTGAATTACGACGGCGACTTGTTCATTGACTCTGCCGCACAGACGGTTACGGATTCCCAGGGCGCGGACGTGAGCGGGCTTATCGCTGTCGGCTCCACGTGGCCTGAGTTCGGACCGGGTGAGCACCGGTTGAGGCTCCGCAGTAGAGACGAGTACACAGCGGCTACGGCTTCTGTGACGTGGTCGGATAGGTGGGTTTGATGAGTTCCCTTGCATGGTTCCAAGACGGCGTTGGGTACGGCTCCACGGAGCTTGCCACGTGGCATGACCTGATGATTCCGCGCGGCTCGTTCAAGCACGTCTTCAAGAGCACGTCGGAGTTCCTTGCCAGTTCCAATCAGGGCGCGCGGACCGTGGCCATTGGCGCCGGCTCAGTGCTGATTGGCGGGACGTCCAGCGGCGGCACGTGGGCTTGGAACAGTGGCGCCACGGTCAACGTTCCGACGGCTTCCAACAACGACCCGCGCAAGGACTTGATCATTGCGCGTCTGACCACTACCGCCGTTGAGGGTTCGAACGGGCTGAGCATTGAGGTTGTTCAGGGAGTCGCCGCCCCTTCGCCGGTTGTGCCTGCCCGACCCGCCAACTCTGTTGCGCTTGCCATTCTGGACGTGCCGAAGGCCACGACGACCTTCACGCTTACGACTTGCCGCACGACGGGTCAGTACGCGGATCAGGCTGCGTACACGAACGGACACTTTGCCCTTGACTGGGCGGGTCAGCTTCCCGTGGCGTCCGGCTTCCCGGTCGGAACCACGCTGTACGACGTGGGCACCAATCAGCGCTGGATTCGGAAGAGTGACGGGACGTGGTTCACTCAGGACTTCGCTCCCTGGGTGGCTGTGACCCTTCAAAACTTCCAGAACGGCGCGACCAACATCACGACGTCCGGGACGCTGTACGTGCGCGAGTCGTCTTCGTACTGGGAGTTCTCGGGTCGTCTCGACTTCAGCCCCGCGTGGACTCCGGCGGGTCTGATCGGTTCTGTCGGCTCCGTGCCTGCCTCTATCAGCCGGCCAACTCAGCACACGTACACGACCGTTGGTGAGTCGTACGCCGTCAGCTCCAAGAACGGTGGCACGGCTCGACTTGCTTACACGACGACCGGCGGGCTTGAACTGGGCGCTGACCCGAACGGCGCTATCTCCGCGCTGTACGTGAACGCTCAGCTTTCCAAGTCGCCGTTCAACGCGTAACCGACTCCCTTCATATAGGTAGGGGGTACGGCTATGCCACAGTACGAAGTTCTACAGGTGGAAGCCCGGACCGGCATCGTTGAGGCGACGTTGCCGGTTACCGGCATTCAGTACGGCGAAAGCCTGAACAAAGCGGGTACGGCCACGGTCGGTATCCCGCTCGACGCTGCCGACCCAGAGACATTGCAGCCTGGGCGCAGCGCACTCGTTGTCACGCGTGATGATGCCCCCGTTTGGGGCGGCATGCTGTGGACGACGAATGCGGACCTTGCTGCGGGAACGCTGACCCTGAACGCGTCCGGGTGGCACTCGTATTACAGCGCGTGCTACCTGGGCGGGTGGGTGCCCATGCAGATTGGCCGGTTGCCCGGCAAGTGGTTGGGTTACAAGGGGAAGAAGGATCAGGCTCTTCTCATCACGGATTGGCTGACGTTCGCCAACGACAACGGCGGTATCGATACCGACGTTTCGCAGATCTACACGCGCGGCGTGATCCGTTCTCGTGAATGGGGCTTCGCGGAGTTCAAGAACATCGCGGAAGCGATCAACGAGCTTGCCGACGAAGACAGCGGGTTTGACTTCCGGTACGACACCTATTGGCGCAGCAAGACGCGCATTGGGAATCGGTTCCGGTACAACTCGCGCTTGCAACAGACCTTCCCCACGCTGACGCACCGTTCCAACGCTGACGTCACTCAGGTTGCGTACGACGGCAGCAAGCTTGCTTCTCGTGCCTGGGCGTTCGGCGCGGACATGGGTACGGGCTTGAAGCCGTTCGCGTCGTCGCTGAACGATCTCGACACGCCTTCGCTGACGAGTGTCGTCACGTACGCGGACCTGAAGTCGACCGGTGACCTGATCCCGAAGGCCGCTGCCCTGGGCGCCGTTGGCCGGCAGGTGATTGCCATTCCGACGCTGACCCTGTACCCGGGCGTGTTCGACCCGGACGCGTTCCTTCCCGGAGCTAAGGGAACGGTCAACGTCGATTCCGGCTATGTCCGCTTGCTTGAACAGTTCGTGATCACAGAACGAAGAGTTGATGTTGACGTTAACGGCACGGAGACGGCTTCGTTGTCTCTCGCCAGTAAGGAAGTGTTCGTAAGTGGCGATCCAAGCTAACGCGCTGCCGCCTTCGCTCGTGTCGGAGCTTCAGGAAATGCAGCGACGCATTACGGCGCTTGAGCGCAAGCCGAAGTTGGGCAGCGTGAATGAGCGGATGCCGTTCGGGTCTTATCAGTCGCCTTCGCTTGAGGGTACTGAGGGTTCGCAGTACACGCACGGTCTTGGGGTCATCAACTCCACGGGGCTGAATCAGCCGATCCTTCTTCTGTCTCTCCCGTACCACCTGCCGCAGAACAGTACGGGGACGGCGCCGCTGGACGTGTCCGTAACCTTCTGGGTTCGCGACATGATCACGGGTGGCAAGACGAAGGAATTCACGTTGGACAAGACGTCGGATTTCCCGTCTCCCAACAACGGCTTCTCTCGTACCGTCACGATCTCGTGGGCGCACCCTCAGCCGATCGGCTTTGACGACGTCAACGAGTGGAAGGGCTTCGCCATTGAGTACCGCGTGAACAAGCGCGTGACGGTTGGCAGCGACTCACTGACGGTCGGCATGGGTAACCCGATGCTCATCACGGGTGTCCCTGAGGGAACGTATTTTGAGGAAGCCGACGACGGCAACCCGCGCATTGACGGCGGGCTTACGCCGACGGACGGGGGGCCGGTCGAATGGCAGTGACCGACGTCGTCAACACGGCCGAGATCGTTGGTGGTGCTGTCGTCTTCCTGATGTTCCTTGGCCGGCAGGTGAAGACCGGTACGCGTGACGGTTGGCGCGATGCTGCGGAGTCTCACCGTGAGCGCGCGGACGCTCTTGAAATGCAGATTGAAACGCTCGTGGGCGAAGTACGCGCGCTGCGGGTCGAGAACGAAAAGCTTCGTGAGGAAGTGGCGGAGCTTCGCACTGAGAACCGTGAGCTTCGCGACCACATTGACCGGCTGATTGGGGGCGACGACGAGTGAAGCTACCTGCCGCAATTCCAACGGTCCGGGTAACCGGCACGTACGTTGGACCGGACGGAAGATCTATGAAGGGGTCGGTGACATTCACCGGCCCTTCGCTTTTGACCTTCCCGGAATCCAACCTGTTCATTGCGGGTCCGGTCGTCGCCACGCTGGACGAGTCGGGACAGATCATCGACGCGGACGGAAACGTTGGCGTCACGCTGCCCGCTACGGACTCCCCCAACATGAACCCGTCCGGTTGGGCGTGGACCGTGAAGGAATCCCTTACGGGTGTCGTCGGTACTCGTACCTACGCCATGTTGCTTCCGGCGGGCACTGACGGCGGAGTCATTGACCTTGCGGACGTTGCGCCGGCTGATCCGCTGACCCCGAACTACGTTCCTGTACCGGGTCCCAGCGCGTACGAAGTGGCTGTGTCTGACGGCTTCGTGGGCACTGAGGCTGAGTGGCTGACGTCCCTTATCGGTCCGGTCGGTTCGCCCGGTAACAAGATCTGGACGGGCACGGCTTCGCCTACTGCGGGCATTGGCATTGACGCTGACGTGTTCTTCCAGCGGGTGACGACTACAACCCTGGGTGTCGATAACACGGCGTACAAGATGTGGACGAAGGCCGCCGGTACCTGGGCTGTGTCGACCGCTGACGTTCGCGGCGCGGCTATCTACGTGGGCAGTGGCTCGACGTCCAGCAATGGGACCGTTGCCGGTGACCTGTTGATCCGGACCGACACGGGTGACCTTTACCAGCGTGACGCGTCCGGCTGGGGTACGGCGAAGGGCAACCTGAAGGGCGCTACGGGTGCCACGGGCGCAACCGGTGCGGCAGGCGCGGCAGGTGCTACGGGTGCCACGGGCGCGGCGGGTGCTCCGGGCCTTGTCCAGTCGGTCAACGGCAAGAGCGCTGCGAGCATCACGCTTGTCCCGTCGGACATTGGCGCCATAGCCACGGCGGACAAGGGCGTTGCGAACGGCGTTGCGTCGCTGGGCGCGGACGGCAAGGTTCCTTCGGGACAGCTTCCGGCTACGTCGAACGCCGTGACGTCGGTCAACACGAAGACGGGTGCCGTTGTTCTTGTCCCGTCGGACATTGGCGCCGTTGCCACTACCGCGCTGGGTGCCACTTCGGGTGTCGCCACGCTGGACGGTACGGGCAAGCTCACGTCGGCGCAGAAGCCCACGTACACGGCAGCGGAAGTCAGCGCCATTGCGACGACGGCGAAGGGTGCCGCGTCTGGTGTGGCGGAGCTTGACAGCGGGTCGCGTCTGCCGATTTCCCGCGTGCCTACGGTCGTTGCGAAGAACTCGTGGACTCCCCAGGCTCTTGGGTTTCAGGCGTGGTCTTGTGACCCGGGCGGCGTGGCGAACCCTGCGACGAAGTACCTGACTCCGCAGCGTCTCTATCTGACGGGCTTCAACATCACGGAGCCGACGACCGTCACGAACGTGGTTCTGTTCGCGCGTGGGTACGGCGGCGTTGGCACGAACCGGTACATGGCTGGGATTTACAAGGAAGACGGAACGCGCGTCGTTGCGTCTGCCGCTGTCGCGCTCACCATGGCGGGGCAGGAAGCCGGCGCACTTCCCGGTATGGCAACTGGGCACATTGGCGCCGTTCCGTTGGCCATCACGTCGACCACGCTTCAGCCTGGGCGCTACTGGGTTGCCTGGGTTCTGACCGTTGGCGGCACGGCCGATTTCGCGTTCTACCACGTGCAGAACGAAGCGCCCGTGTCCACGGCGAACTTCTACATGCCGTCGTCGCCGTTCCCGCGTGCTTGGTACTTGGCCGCTCAGTCGACCCTACCGACGACGGTCAGCCCCACGAACGCCGCTGCGCTTGCCGATCACGACATTCCGATTGTGGCGCTCGCGTAGTCCCTCCCTACTCACGTACGCCCCTCAGCAATCCCGCTGGGGGGCTTCTTCATGGACGGAGAAAAGATGACCAACGTCATTGCCGAGATTGCCGCGATAGCTAGCGGTGAAGTGGGTTACCACGAAGGCCGGTCCAATGGCCACTGGGACAACTTCCAGCGGTACAGCCCCGCCGTTCCTGGGCTTGAGTGGTCCCAGAATCAGGCATGGTGCGCAACGTTCGTGTCGTGGCTTGCGCTGAAGGCGAAGGTGGCGGACCTGTTCCCGCGCACGGCTTCGTGTGCACTGGGCGTTTCGTGGTTCAAGAACAAGGGTCGGTTCAGCGCCTATCCCGCTGTGGGTGCTCAGGTCTTCTTCGGTTCGGGTGGCGGCAGTCACACGGGTCTCGTGGTCGCGTACGACGCCGACACGATCACGACCGTTGAGGGCAACACGAACACGAACGGCAGCGCTGAGGGGGACGGCGTTTACCGCAAGACTCGATACCGTCGGGACGCGTACACGTACGGCTACGGATACCCGGCGTACGTCGGGGGCTCCATGAGCGCTGACCCGGACGCGGCGAAGTACGGGTACAAGGTTGCCGCGAAGGCCACGGCGCCGGCGGTTGTCGAGAAGCCCGCTTCCACCACGAAGCCGAAGGTGTCTGTGAAGCACCTGAACGCCGCGCGGAAGGCGGACATCCCTGCCGCCACGGGTCACACCACGTACAAGGCTGAAGTCCTGATCGTGGAAGCCGCGCTTGTCGCTGAGAAGCACATGACGAAGAAGTACGCGGATGGCTCGTGGGGCACGCTCACCGATGACGGGTACAACGCGTTCCGGCGCGCTGAGGGTTACACGGGCGACGACGCGAAGGGTGCTGTGGGGCTTGGGTCGCTGAAGAAGCTTGCGGCCAAGCATGGCTTCACGGCGACGGCGTAAGGGGGTCGGACATGGGTGAGCACAACAAGCCCGAACGGTTCGGGGCGCTCCGTGCGCTTCTCGCCTGGGCACTGGGTCACAAGCGCGTGGTTCTGTCCTTCGTGGTCGGGGCTGTCAGCGCCATAACGGCCGTGAAGCCTGACTTCCCTGGGCGCGTGGTGCTGGACGTCGCACACGTGATCCTGGGGGCTTAGCCGGCCAAGTCACCGACTCCCTTCCTGGCATTCGAAAGAGCGCCTAGGAGGGGAGTCGGTATGACGTACTACCGTCACGTTGGCCTGATCGGTCACGCTGGGGCAGGCAAGGACACCATGGCAGGGTTCATGGGTCAGCGGTACGCCTATCAGCGGGTGGCCTTCGCGGACCAACTGAAGACCATGGCGCTCAGCGTCGACCCGATGGTTCACACGGAGTACGAGACGCACGTGTCTCTGTCCCGGCTCGTGCGCGAAGCGGGTTGGGGCTACGCGAAGCGGTACCCGGAAGTTCGCCGCTTCCTTCAGAACCTGGGGAAGTCGGTCCGTGCGGTCGACCCCGATTTCTGGATTCGCGCTGCGCTGCCTGCCATGGACGCGGTACGGAGCCTGAACCTGCCGATCGTGGTCACTGACGTTCGGTACGCGAATGAGGCGCTCAGCCTTCGGGCGAAGGGCTTCAAGCTCATCAGGATCACGCGCGCTACCGGTGGGTTGACCGGCGACGCGGCCAAGCACGAGAGTGAAACGGAGTTGGACGGGTTCCGCGCTGATCTGACCGTTGGGAACGACGGTACGACGGCGGACCTGAGCCGGATTGTGGACAGCTTGCTTCTTCGCGGCTGACGTCTTGCCCCATCTGGGTCTTCGGACCTGGGTGGGGCTTTTCGTCTTTCTGGGGTTGCGTGGAACATACTCACGTGAGTATGTTGGTCACACACCGAAGGACGAAGGGGCGGGGACATGAAGAAGCGCGCGAAGGACGTAACCCTTGGGGATGTGCTCATGACCGAAGGCGGCGTGATGGACGTCAAGACGGTCAGCACGGACATGATCTGTGGAACCACGATGATCGGGTGGGGTCCCAACGCCCTGATCTTCGAGCCGTTTGAGGAAGTCGAAACGGTCGACTGAGTGGGGTTGCCCTCGGGGAAACCTGGGGGCTTCGCCTGTAGGTACTCACCGTGAGTACGTTGGACTACTCAAGATCATGACGCTAGAGTCTGGAAGGCAGAAAAATGAACGTCGTCAGCGTGGACAGCGGAACCGTACACATCACGGACGAGACGGTTGCGCACCCGTTTCCGAAGTTCAGCACGCCGACCATGGTCATGAAGAAGTTCCGCTTCACCAACGCTCCGGTTACCTGCATGACGTGCATCACGAAAGAGGGAGACACCACCATGCCCGCTGCGGCAAAGAAGACCGCTTCCGCCCCGGTCGACGTGGACGCCGTGACGTCCGAAGTTCACGGGATCGTGGACGAGATCAAGGCCATTGACCCCAGCACGGACGACGCTGCCACCCAGGCCGGCGACCTTCGCGCGAAGGCGGATGCTCTCATTCGTACGCTTCCGCGCAGCAAGCACACGGCACTTCGCAAGACGGTTGCCGACGCGGTGAAGGTCGCTACGACGAAGCCGGAGCCTGCCGCTGCGCCTTCCACGGAGCTTGCCACGAGCGATGACCCGATGACCTGGGACGGCGTTCCCGCGCTGATCGCTCACGGTGTCAAGGAAATGCGGAAGGGCGTGGACGCGGGTCTTCAGCTCACGTCCGCCGGCGAACAGGTGGCGAACGTTCTTCTGACTATCCGTCAGACCATGATTGACCCGGAGACGGGTCTTCCTGATCTCGTGTGGCGCATGAAGGCGACGCGTAACGCTGCGGGTCGTGTGTACGACGACGTGTTGAAGGAAATCAGCGAAGACGACGTGGACCGGCGTGCGTCCCACGCGTCCCTGATCAAGGCCACGCACAACAAGGCAAGTGACGTGCTCGTGTCGTGGCTGCGCGGGTACACGCGTAATGACCTTGAGCTTCTGCGCGAGATCTTCCCCGATGCCGCTGACGCCGTTGAGGCTGACGAGAACCTGAGCCCCGAAGCCGCGATTCGGAACCTGTACGCGAGCAAGGGCGTTGAGCTTCCCCTTCGTGGGCGCACGGAACAGATGCGCATTACCCGGCGTGTGGAGAAGGTTCAGAAGTTCGCGAAGGAACTTGAGGCCGCTCAGGATGCGGGCAACAAGGCCAAGGAAGAAGAGC